GGGGATCACCCTAAATTAAGGGTGATTGCATCTCGAAGATGCAGACCGGGCTCACCGCCCGGCCCTGACCAACGACGGATGTCATCCGTCGCCGGCGGCAACCAATCCCAATTGGGAGTAATTGCCTCCTTTGTGCGATACTTAGCGGGACCAAGCCTGATCCCAATAGCATCGCTCCTTATGTTGCCTCGGAGGCCAGCCAAGAGCAAACCGCTCGGATTGTAAATCCTCGGGCGTGCTCCCTTCGGCACTATCAAAGCTCCGTCAGCCAGTCGCATTAGCTTCTGACTGGACGACCACCTTCGGTACTTAACCGAAAAGTTGTCGTCATGACGTGGTATTTCTACCATCGAAAACGGCACTTTGATTCCGGCATCATCGTTCTCGTAAAGTGGAACTGGCAAGTAGCGAACGCTCTTTACCAGTCTCTTGACCGTACGGCAGAGAGGAATCCCTGTCATAGCGGTCCACTGATTGAGGCGATTTATGGCGACATAGCGGTTCTGCGGACGTTTTAGGCTCTTGATATAGACGCCTCGAACGGGTGACCCATCAAAGTAGTCACCACCACAGGACTCGCGGAACGGCCCTTCACAGAAGGACTTGCTACTGTTAACCTGAAAACCCAAGATGTTAAGCAGCTTCACTATCTTACGATAGAGAACTGCTTCGACGATGATATCATCGCCAAAGACACCGAAGTTTCCCAGGCGCGTCTCACCTTGACTAGAGGTGAAACTGCGGCGAAGCGGCATTTCTGACGCTTCGTACACAGCAGCAACGGCACAACAAAACAAAGCCGTTTGCAAGGAGAACGTATAACCGTTTCCCATGCTACTAAGCATGTAAAGTTCTTGCGCCTGCCCGTTGGGCAGTATAGTCTTCGGTGACCGACAGACTTCGAGCCAACCGCTGAAAGCGGCGGGCACGACTGTGCGGACCATCGAGAGGGCTATTGAGTCGGACGCTTGACTAAGGTCGATTGTTGCCAATCGGCCCGTCTTGCTACCCGTCTGCGCAAGTGCACGGTTGATGAACGGCTGGGTCTCTAGGTTAATACCGAAGACCCTACGAAGCCGCTTCTCGATCAGACTGGATACGCCGCGTTGAACAAGCATGTTCAGCGACGGTTCAGTACAGATCGTACGTGCTGTGACGTCGTTCTTAGGAACAAAGGATAACCGACTACCTTCGACCTTCACGTAGCTCCCAAATTCGGCGTGGCGGAGTTCTTCCGCATGTCGCCAATTAGGGTATCTATCAATAAAGGCCCCATAAAGAGTGGCCAAAGACACATCAGTGGTAGTCAATGGAGAGGAGAACAACTTCGTATAGAAGTCGCTCCCATGAGCGCCAACAGATGCACCAGGGCCCACGTCCATGCCGTCGAAGACGTCATAGAAACTGTGGACCATGATGTTCCCGTTGGGTTCAAACAGGCTGTTAACCTGTTGCTCAAAGAGCCCGTATAAGAGCTCACCCTCCATATCATTGATGCGTAGCTCCCAGTTCAAGCATCGTGAATTCGATGACAAGAACGCGTCGAGCGCGACCTGCTCACAGTCGGCTGAAGACCTATCTTCACATTTCTTGAAGAAAGACTTAGCCAACGCGAGAGCCGCAGCCTGACGGTATGTGGAGCCTGGATGGAAATCTGTAACCTTAGCCTCTCCTTCAGAGGAGAAGTTGAGACCAGGTACAAAGTCATCCAGATCAGCCAGAAGGTCGTTATAAAGAGCAAGGTGCGAAACACTCATAACCTATCTCCTAACAGGTATCGGTCAAACCACTGAAGCATCACGAACTGGTTGGAAGAACTCCAAACAGCTCAAGCGCCTCTCGCGGGTCAACACCTGCGATTAGTGCAATGATGACAACAGTGATAAGGATGCCGACTCTTTTAGAGCCGCTGGACAGGAATTTTCGAAGCCCCTTAAAGGGTGCCATCGATCGTTACCTGGCCAATGCCAGCCGAATCAGCGTCCAAGACGCCGATAAGAGCTGACAGCATCGCACGGACATTCGGCGCGTCGTACGTATCCGCGCCTGCGGGAATGCTCAACTTGAGCTCCCCCAGGCCGATGGAATACGGTTGACCGGCCGCCGGCGTCATACCCTTCCGAACTCGGAAGGTATAGACGTTCCGTGGTACCGACCCGATAATACCAGTCGAGGGGTTCGGCGTGCCCAGTTGACGAAACTGAGCAGGCCTCTCCATCGTAATGGTAAACGGAGAAGACACCGTGTGCACATCAACCCCAGTCTGGGTACCGCCAAGAGCGGTTACTGCAAACTGTTTGCTGTGTGCATTAGGCGGCGTATCCGCTGTAAGCGTATACGTCGGGCTGGTTAGGCCTGTCTGAGCTGCACCTGTAACAGGTGAGGAAGGTCCGAAACTCATGGTCTTTCTCCATGTTGCTTTGTGAAACTACCCATTAAGGTAGCGGTTGATTTGTTTGCTAGTCCTTCGAGAGTTGGAGAGGAGAGCGGCCATATTGAGCCACTTCTTGCCCACACCTGGTATTGAGAATTCCAGATCTGGGACAATAGAACCGTAATACGGGTTCCTCGACACCACCTTTCTACGATAGCAAACGCCGGTTTGCGCGTCCACAAAGCTACCTTTAGAGAGGTTGCTATTGCCGTTTCCTATTAAGGCGATAGGGCTTGTTACAGCCATCTCGTCAGAACAGACAACGGTTTTAGACATCCACAAAACTGTGGACCTCTGCAGGGTAGCTGCGGAGATTATATCCTGAATGTTCAGGAAGTAATCAGCTAAGAAGCTATATGGGGTCAACTCCCAAAGCGTAGGCACGAAGTTCGAAAGGTCGAAACCGACCCGCCGACTCGAACCTAGGCTGTTGGTCCCTATAGTTACCATCCCGTAGTACTTAATGAAGCACTCGGTGGTCTGACTATTTGCGTACTGTATGAATGGGGTCGTGTTCGTGCCCATAATCGATGTTCCGTTCCGGTAGGTTTCCCTATCACGGCCGAAACCGATTACGAGCTTACGAGGCGGCCAATCCCGCACGAGCGAATCGGTGATGGTTGTTAAACCAGCATCGATATCCGCTACGGCAGGAATCCATCCAAACGAGTACTCTAGCCAGGTATCCGATAAAATCGTTTTTAGCTGGGACTTCCGGCGGGCTCTAGGAGCTCTCCGGATGCTTCGAGATCTTTTCTTCAAGGTCTCGAGATAAGCATTAATCCCTTGGCGGAGCGATTTTACAGGACTTCTTAGCAGCGATATCGTCTCGCGTAACTCACCCAAGAAGACACCTCCTTGAAAGGAGGTTTGGGCTTGTCGCGCTTTTTGAACGAAATTCGCTAACGCGCTATTGTTGGCCAGATCCTGCGGAAGCTGGTTGGCGAGGAAGTACGCAGTCTTAGGACCAAACGGTTTAAAAACCGCAGCTCCTGACATAGACTTTTGTACAACCACGTCATCCGACGGGTTGAGAATGTGCCAAGTAAAGACCTCATGCGCTCTGCCGCTCTTCGGTATGTAAACGGTTTCCACGGCCACGAATGGCGTGGTAGCGTTACTACCTTGAGCAACTTGCAGATACCACATGGGGTTTTTGACGCCTTGAGACGTACGGACGCATTGTCCGCTTGTCTTTCCGGTATAGCTCGCTGATAAACCCGTGAATCTTTTATATTCATGGGTCTCAGTTCGCTTGTCAACCCAGAAAACCTGGGATTTACTTGTCTCCTCAACCACGTTAACCTCCCTTGGGTCCTGGTGAGGTGCCTACAACTGTAGACACGTCCACGGAGTGCACCGCTTAGAGCGGCGG